CGAGTGTTTCAACTTGATTGGGTTTATAACTGTTGATGATGTCGAGGGCTTGAGAAACGTGCATAAAAAAATCCGATAAACAAGGTCTATCGGATTTTTACATACTGGTAGGATCATTCAACTGATCTGCCGATTAAAGTCTTAACTGATCGGCATTAGCGCACAAAGCGCCTCTTTTTTTACATACATTTAACGTACATGTTGAACAAGCTGACAGCACGACCTCTTAGGCGGTTGTTGGCTCAATGTCTGAATAGTCGTCACATCCACAGTAGGCGATCGAGCGTCATGTAGACAGGCGTTGAAATCACAATCTCAGATTCATTTGGATGCTCTGAAAGATCAATCAAATAATTATCATCAGCGCTGGTTATATACACGGCCAATGCATCGGGAGGAACCGAGACTTCGCCGTTTGTAGACAGCGCAACGGTACTGGCTGCGTAGCTTGTAATCACATCGGTGTCGTCGATATAAATCGCCCTTTGCAGCTCTTCTTGCATCACGGCGGCACCATCTTGCTCCCATTTAGCAATAACGCTCGGATATCCTTCAGCCCACTCTTCCCAATCAGACTGATGCGCAACAATCAAATACATGAGCTGTGACAACTCACCGTAGTAATGCAGGTACATACTACTGAACATCCACTCAGCGATCTCATTCAGCGCCAATGCATTGCCATATTTGGCTTGCTGATAAACTTGAATATTTTCGGCCAAACGATGGTTGGTTTTCGCCACGTCTAAACTAAGCTCAATGAATTGTTCTAAGTGTTCAGCCGGTACCCTTTCTTCAAACATCTCATACAGCTGTGCTTTACCCTCGTCCAAATGACCTGGATTACCGATGTATCCAAAATAACATACCTTGGGTTCGCTATTACTGTCGGACTCACCTAGCAAGATGGTAAGTTCAGGCGTCGGGGCGGACACACCAAACCGAGACGCACAGCTCAAAGATGAGCCACCATCGTCACTTTCCAACGCCCCAAGTTCGGCAAATCGATGAACAACGGGCGACGTTATTAACGATGACGTCCTATGTTGCTGGTTAATTAATGGCAAAAACCTTCGTGCTTTGCGATAGCTTTCTCGGATATTGTAGAATACTTCGAAGCTTCCGTACTCATCACCGCGATAATTCAGTCCTGGGATCAAACTGCCATCAACCTGTTCATCAAATGCGGCTAGCCTCTGCTCCATCCCAGCAAGATACTCACTATATTCGATGATCAACTTACTGTGCTGCGAGATCGCGAGTTCAAGAGCCTCAGAAATTAAAGTCTCTTGCGGCGCTGTGCGTATCACTGAAAAAACGTCAAGCGAGAGCATGCCATTTAAGGTAGGCGTCGCATCCAGAGCTAACGCCATAGATTGAAGGTTCGCTGCCGTCGGCTCGCCGTTAAACCAGCGGTCAAGATTGCGCCGTAATGTACGCACCCCCGCTTGGTCAAGAAAATAGACCTGCCCATCAGAATCTGGGTTGTATTCTGCTATCCGAAGTGTTTGAGCTGGCTTGATCTCTGTCCTCGCTTCGGTTTGAGTTTGGCTGGTGCACCCCATAATCAGAACAGCGTACAATCCAACGGCGATAGATAACGGCTTTAACAAAAACAATTTCATATTAGATCTCTATACATAGTAGAGCCCCGCACCTTTGGCAGTTCTCTACATAGCACCTATATATCTAGTGCAAACTGATAGCATATTTCACGTCGAAAAAGGGTTAACCTTTACGCATAAAAATTACCCACTGATTATTCCATCAAAGACACCACAAATTGCAACCTAAGGACAACAATTACAACTCACATCACTTCACATTCATCACTCAATGCGGGTTTTGCGTCATTGCACACACCAAATGCTTTGCTCACACTCTCTTTCATAGTGCGCTAGGCTTATTTTTCCCATCTGTATGAAATAAAAGACAATCCTCGGACAATTCTCCTAATGATCCTAACCAAACGTTGACCTTTGCCTCGTAATGTAAATAGCACTGTGTAAATCCACAGCAAAGGAGCAATGTGATGAAAACTCTCACTTTACACCGCCGTTACTTTAAACACGGCACCTTCGGCACTTTGCATTCAACAACAGGTGAAGAGCTCTGCGCCACCGTCGAGCGGCCTTGGCTCAATAACAAACCGCGCGAAAGTTGCGTTCCCTCCGGTACTTATCGCCTACTACCGCACAACAGCCCAACATTTGGTGCATGTTATGCGCTAGAAGCAGAAGCGCTTGGCGTCACGCGCTGGGGGCCCTCACTGCGCAGTCACATTTTGATCCACGTTGCGAATTTGCCATCGGAATTGGCCGGTTGCATTGCGCCCGGGGAAACTTTTGGCAGTGTGAACGGCGAATGGGGCGTGATCCGCTCTCGCGCCGCCTTTAACCGTTTAATGGACTTTCTCGGCCAAGACGAATGGCAACTGCGCATTCTTTAATCACGATGTTTAATGAACAGCTCGCGTATTAACCCACCATGTAGTAGGAGAATGTTATGGCAGTGATCTCGACAGTATTGAGCGTCGCTTCGTTGGTGACCGAGCTTGGACCCAAAGTGTTGCGCGCCGTGGGCAGTTTGCTTGGCGGCAAAACCGAGCGTGTGGCAGATACGCTCGCTCAATCAATTGAAGAAATCGATGGCGAACTCTTTAGCCAAGAAGATCGCCAAGCCCACATTGCGGAGGTGATCCAATCGTTACCCACCGAAGATCTTTCAGAGTTGGAAAAGATAAAAGTGGAACTAGAGAAAGAGCGCAATCGCCGCTTTGAATTGCAGGTGCAAGATCGCCAGAGTGAGCACCGAGAAACACAGACCACGATCCGTGCTGGCGATATGGCCGAAGACCCGTATGTTCGCCGAACCCGTCCGCAAGGTGCCCGCTTATCCCTGTACACGGCCATAATTTATACCTTCTTGTTCGAAGGCTTGGCCGCCTTTGATAAGGGAGATGGCGCGGATGTATATATCCTTGGCTTGTTGATCGCCCCCTTTATGACATACATGGGCTGGCGTACCGCCGATAAATTTGGCTATGCGAAATTGTTTAAAGCGCAACTTAAAGAGCAATTCAGTCGACCGTTACTGACACAAAAGTAACCCACATTTCAAATGATGTAGAAAACGACCTTACAAGCGACAGCCCAAGATAATGCTGTCGCTTGGCCTAACCATCATCGTGAACTACTCTTAGTCTATCTTCGATAGCTTCACTTCGTACTTCGTCAACGGCTATACCGATACTTTGTTGATGTGCATATTCCTGATGCAACTAAAGTAACTGCAACAGCAATTTTCCTGTAGTACCCCACTTATAGTGAGAAAAAACTGGGAATAGATGGGAATGATTGGGATCAGCTGGGAGGCCCGATAATACAAAGGGTTGTAGGCTTGATGATCAAAAACGGCGCTCAACTCAACTGAATGAGAAAAAAGCGCCGAAATCTAAAACTTGCTCGAATAGCTCAGGCAACGTGAGAAAACACTTAGCCTGATAAAAGAACCGCTACAGGTCCGTTGAGACATTTACCACGCGACCAAACACAAACAACTCACCTACTCTTTCCGCAGGGATCGTAATTGGCTGATACTCTTTATTGTCGCTGATGATAACAACAGAGCCATCGAAACTCTTTTGAATGCGTTTAGCGTAAAGCTCATCGCCAAGCTTCACCACAAAGATCCGTCCATCCTCAAGCTTACGCTTACTTACATCCACCAGCAGAGAATCGTTATCCTTGATTGTCGCCTCCATCGCGTCGCCCTTATTAAAGACAACAACAAGGTTCGACTCATCCAAGCCTCTAAACTGTAGATACTTGCGTCTAAAGCCAAGATAGCGACGAACAGGCAGATCAGAAATGTCCGTTTGGTCGGATGGAATCTGCACGTGATAACCTGGGATCATCACCAATTCCTCATTCAGAGCAGATACCGCCACCGACGTACACGGTTTACCCGTCACATTGTGCGTTTTCACCACCTCAGCTTCGCCAGCAACGTCAGCCACCATCGCATTCGAGAACTTAGGCCCACAGCCCGAGCAAAGCCAGTCCAGCGTCACGCCCGTCTCAAGCGCAATCGCGACAACCTTATCAAAGGCAGGCTTCGACTTATTAGGCGGCAAACACTTACGCAGCCCACTCTCAGAAATCCCAACCTTATCGCCAAAACCTTTGACCGATTGGTTTCCAATCAACTCCCGTAAACGCTCACCGAATGTTTCCGTTCCTTCTAAGGAAATAGAAACCGAGTTTCCATTCTCATTCATCAGGTTCTTTTCTCTAACGCACTGTTTTACTGAGGATATGGCGATTGTACTCCCTTACTTGCCAAATCGGAATGGAAACGCCAGCAAATTGGGAAAAAGGAAACAGATATTAAAACGGATTACCTAATAGTGTTGAATTGAACGCACTAAAGAGCGGATGGCATTCCTTTAGGGTTGATCGCGTCAAATAGCGCGGATAAGCTTTATGTGTCGTAGTAAGCAACATACCAACTAAGACAAATAGTGAGGATAAATCCGAATAACAAGCCAACAACCCTTTACAAAACAAGAGATTGTAGGAGCTCTCTATTCACGTGGATGGACCGTCAGATCGTGGGCAATTGCCCATGCATACAACCCAAGAACGGTCCTCTACTGCATAGAGAGCTTTGCCCCAGCCGTAAACACCACGCCCAAAAGAGCGTTAGCCAAAGAGATCATGCACGCGCTTGAACTCACACTTAACCCAACCAACGAGGAAACCACCAATGACTAAACAATGGTTCACCGTTCGCGAGCTCGTTGGACTGCCAGATATGCCTCAAACCCCGCAGGGATTAAGGAAACTCGCGACACGTAACGAATGGAAAAAGCAGCGTAAATCCTCCGGCAAAGGTTGGGAGTACCACCTCTCATGCCTGCCAGAGCAAACCCGCGCGCACCTAAGCGCCCTATCAACCAGTAGCGAGCAAGCGAAACAGGAAGCCAAGCGCGCTCTGTATCAATCCGCACAATCGAAAGGAAACGACGAACCCGCCGACACCATCACCAAACAACGTGAAATGATGCTGTTTAACAACGCGCCCAAAGAGCAGCAAAAGATCGTATTGGCCAAAATTGAAGTGCTCAACGCCCGTGAAGCGTACCTCGACACCTTCAAATCCGCCAAACGCGTCTCAGAAGCCGAGCGCCAATTTGTCGAACGCTACAACCGACAAGAGCTGCCCTTTGCCAAACAGATCTACCTACAAGTACCTAAAATCAGCGTACCGACCCTGCGCCGCTGGCAAAACAAGCTTGATCACAAAGGCCCAGTCGGCCTCGTTGCCAACGTCCTACGGAAAAGAAAACAAACCAAGATTGAACAACAAGAAAGCCTGCAAAACTTTCTCGTTGCCATCATCACCCAAAAGCCGCATTTCGCCAGCAAACCAAACCGCCTGCACGAACTCATCGTCGAAAGTGCTGGAAACTACCCCGAATGGGCCGTACCCAGCCCAACCTCGATCTCTCGCTGGCTAACCCGTTGGATGAAAGAAAACGCCGCCGCGTTCACCTACCTCACCAACCCAGACGCCTACACCAGCAAACACCGCCCGCTTTACGGTTACATGTACCCATGGGTGCAAGCCCCCAACGACTGCTGGGAACTCGACTCCACCCCCACCGACGTAGAGCTACAAGTCGATGGCAAACTCAAGCGTTACAGCATCGTCGCCGCGATAGATGTCTACACCCGCCGGGTGAAATTCATCCTCGCGCCCACCTCAAACTCCGAAGCCATTTGCCTACTACTGCGCAAATGTCTACTGGAATGGGGAATGCCAAACGAACACGGCGTCGTCAGAACCGACAACGGCAGCGACTACGTCTCGAATCGCGTGACCGCCATCTTTGAAATGCTCAACATCAACACCGAGCGCGCCCGAGCCTTTAGTGGCTGGGAGAAACCCTACATCGAACGCTTCTTCCGCTCATTGTCCGAAGGGCTACTCGAACTGCTGCCCGGTTACATAGGTCACAACGTAACGGATAGACAAGCCATCGAAGCCGCCAAAAGCTTTGCCGAGCGCATCAGCAAAGGCAAAAAGCAGCTCGACCGCGAAGCCATCACCCTCGCCTGTACACCGAAAGAGCTCGAACAGCTGATCAACGATTGGATCGACTACAAATACATGCACACCGCCCACAACGGCGAAGGCATGAAAGGCAGCACCCCATTCCAAAAGTTCACTGCCGCCAACTACACCGCCAGCAGCATCAGCGACGCCCGCTCGCTCGACTACCTGCTGAACTACGTCGGCACCGCCACCGTGATCCGAGGACGCATCTCCAAAGACGGCATCGCCTACACCTCAGAAGATCTCATGAACCTCACATGGGATAGAAAAGTCGTCAAAGTCTTTATCGACCCAACCGACGTCGGACGCTGCGTCCTCTACCGCGACGACCAATGGGATTGCTACACCGAAGCCTACAACGTCGCACTCGTTGGCCAGTCCATCGACCCGCACAACCTACGCATGGCGCGCAAAGCCCAACAAAAAGAGCTCAGCCGCTTTAGAAAATCAGCCCAAACGCTGCAAAAAGAGTACGGCATTGACACCCTCGCCGCCGAGAACCTAGCCGCGCGTAAAGCAGCCGACAACTTAGAAACCCTCGCACTCAAAGTGCAAACAGCCGACAACAAAGCGATCCAAGCGCTCAGCGCCATTAGCGCACGGCAAAAGCAAGACAACCCAAGCTACACACCCGAGCAGCTAGAGCAAATAGAACAAGCGAAAAAGCTGATCGACCAGCAACAAGAAAAAATCAACGAACGAAAAGGCTTACTGATCCGAGACGAACACGAAAAAGCCTCGCATCTCGCCACCGAATCGACACACCGGCTACTCACCGAAAAAGAAGAGGAATTTTTAGCGAAGTACAAACGCAACAACCCATTTGCACGAAAGCGAATTGAAGAAATTATGGCGCGCCGCGTATCAGGCTAAACGCGCCATAAATGCCTATCGAAACCCAATAGACACAAGGAATATACCATGAATCCAACTGTTGCTCCGGTCAAAAACGTGATCCAAGCGCAAATCTCGTTTAACCGACTTTACGAAAAACAAATGGGCGTCCCAACCATCGCCCTATGGCATGGCGACTCAGGCCGAGGCAAAAGCACCGCCGCCACCTACATCTACAACCAAATCCAAGGCGTTTACATCAGCGTACGCAGCTCCGACTCCGTGCTCTCACTCACCCGCCGCATGGTCGAAGAATGTGGCGGTGCGCCTCGTGCCACCAAAGCCGCCAACATCGACTACATCATCAGGCACCTCAGCCTCAACGTCAGCCCCTTGTTTGTGGATGAAGCCGACTACCTCATGGGGAAAACCGAGCTACTCGACACCATCCGCGACATCTACGACGCCGCCGAAGTCCCCACCGTCTTGATCGGCATGGACAAAATTGCCCGTCGAATTGAGTCCAACCGCCAGTTCTTCAACCGCATCTCAGAATGGGTTGAATTTCATGCCGCCGATCTTGAAGACATCAAAACCGTCTCCAGCTGCATGATCGGCGACGACATCACCGTCGATGAAGATCTCCTAGAGCAGCTTCGTCGCGCCACCAACGGCGAGATGCGCCGGATCGTCATCGGCATCAACAAAATCAAAGCCCTTGCGACCGCCAACGATCTCGACCTGATCACCACCAGAGAATGGGGTGACGCCCCATTCCACGGTTACTAAGGAGCGCCCATGTCACACCACCACGCTGCTTGGCAGTTCATCTGTATCGCAAAGAAGTTCACAGGCGAGCAACTGGCAGAGGCGTTGCAAATTGACGGTCGCCGAGTACGACGCGTCCTCGACTTTTTGTTAAAGCACCACCGCATCAAGCGGCTCAACAGCGCCGTTAACAAAATGAAGACGACCTACTTAGTGATCGACACCACGCCGCCACCGTCAGCGTATGTCAAACGACTTAATCGACCACTGGTACATCAGCGGTTGTGGAACGTGTGCCGAATCAACAAAACATTCACCCTGTATGACTTGCGCTCACTGGGCGATGCAGGCGAACAGTGCGCCAAAGTCTACATCAACTCGCTGGTGAAAAGCGGCCTAGTACGCCGCTTTGAACAAGCCGATGCCACCATATACCGCCTTACATACGACATAGGCCCAAAGCACCCCATCCGGGTTGACGGTGGCATGCAGTGCCAAAACAACGGTGAGTTTTACCCCTATCGGGAGGGACGATGAACGAATCAGATTGGATGGATGTACTTCGGCAGGAAGCCAAATACTCGGGCAAAAGCCTCAACGCCCTCGCCAAACAGCTCGGCGTCAGCAGCTCCAAGCTCAGCCAAGTGCTGCGCGGCATCTACCCCGGACAAACTGAAGATCTGCGTATCGCCGTCATGGGCCAGTTAATGGATCAAACCGTCAACTGCCCAGTGCGGGGCGCAATCCGGCTTGATGAATGTGCCGCCCAGCAAAAGCAGCCCTTTTCCACCGCCAACCGCGAGCGCATTCGCTTGTACCGCGCGTGTCGAAGTGGCTGCCCCCATGCTAGCCCAGAGCTCAACACCAACGACGATGGCAAAACCAACAAGGTCGTGAACAAAGCCCCCATGGGCGAGTTTTACAACCTCGAACAGCAGAAGAACTTCATCCGCCGCACCGCCGATGGCGACATGAGCAAAATGGCCGAACTGCTCGAACGAGAGCTCGAACGCCTCGCCATGAAATACAACCAACTGCTCTGGCAACGTCGGAACAACTAAACGCATAAGGATTTGAAAATGAAACCACTCAAACCTCATCACAAAGCAAAGGAGCTGATCAAACAGCTATCCGCGCTCAACTGCACCATCAGAACCGTCACCCAAAAACCGCACGCGTTACTGATCACCATAGAAAAACCCACACCCGAGCTGACACACCGCAGCATCGAAATCACAGAAATCTACAACGGCCAAACTCGCCGCCTACGCGCGGCCCGTCATTCAGGCTGCTGTATTGTATGGGAGGCGTAAACATGGAAACGACTTTAAACGGCTACCGCCAAAACGCGCAAGGCCACATGGTGCCAGAGACACAAATCAAGCCCATCGACCTACTGCGCGATGACTTGGTGAAAGAAATCGTCGATAGCGCGCGCCAAACCCAACAGCTATTGGCGCAATTTAAGCTGCAAGCCATGGCCCAAGTCGGCGATTTTGTAGACCTTTCAGCAGAAGAATACGACGTTAAATATGGCGGCATTAAAGGCAACGTCACCTTAATGAGCTTTGATGGCCGCTATAAACTCGTTCGCGCCAAAGGCGAGCACCGCATCTTTGATGAGCGCATCCAAGCCGCCAAAGCCCTGATAGATGATTGCATTAATCGTTGGTCCGAAGGCGTCAACGACCACATCAAAGCGTTGGTTGACCATGCCTTTCGTGTCAACAAACAAGGCCGGATTGACGTTAACCAAGTGCTCTCACTGCGCCAGCTCGACATCGACGACATGCAATGGCGTGAAGCCATGGACGCTATCGCCGACTCAATCCAAATCACAGGCACCAGCAGTTATTTACGCCTTTATGAGCGCCAAGGGGATGGCCGCTACAGCCAAATCCCGTTAGACATCGCCAAGCTATAAGGAGAGAGCATGGAACGCTACAACCCCATTGCAGGCGATAAACAACTCGATGCTGACCGCATCGACTTCTGTGCTAAACACCTACGCGGCCACACCGCACAAGCGCTACTAACCCTGCTTGAAAACGTGCAAAGCGATCACGCCATCAGCGGTAACACCTACCAACGTGGCGTCGCCGACACCCTGCAATACCTACTGGGGATCTCGCACACCCCACCCACCCCACGCTAACGCGCCTCTGCCCCGGCAAACCACCGGGGCACGTTTAAACACCCTTTAAAAGGCATAGTCATGTTG